CCTGAGCGGTGCCGACCTGCGCGATGCCGACCTGCGCGGTGCCAACCTGCGCTGTGCCGACCTGAGCGATGCCAACCTGAGCGGTGCCGACCTGAGCGGTGCCGACCTGAGCGATGCCGACCTGAGCGGTGCCGACCTGCGCGATGCCGACCTACACAGCCCCAACCTGAGCTGTGCCGACCTGAGCGATGCCAAAGAACTGCTATCCTCTGTCAACTACATGGAAGCACATTTTGAGCGTACACCGGACGGGTACATTGCCTATAAGATTTTTGGCGGCGAATATGCCGCGCCGGAAAGCTGGAAAATTGAAAAGGGCAGCGTAATAACGGAGAATGTGAATTTCAACCGCACGAACGAATGTGGCTGCGGCATAAATGTTGCGCCGCTGGAATGGGTGAAAAAGAACTATGGTCGCAAAAACCGCGACATTTGGAAAGTTCTGATCCGCTGGGAATGGCTTTGCGGTGTCTGCGTTCCGTATAACACGGACGGCAAGATTCGCTGCGAGCGCGTGGAGCTGGTGGAGGTGGTTAAATCATGATTGAACTGAATCCCTGCCCGAAGTGTGGGCGTAGACCGCTGTTCGGATATGCTTGCGGGGAATATTTCATTGTGGGGCAGCATGAAGGATGCCCGGTATGTGACAATTTCAGAGAAATGCACGCTTCCAGAGAGCAGGAAGCGGAAGCATGGAATAGGAGGGCTGACAATGGCAACAAAGAGAGTGTGTGACCGTTGCGGAGCGGAGATAATCCCGTTCAACTCCGTCACCTATGCCGGTATGCGGCGAATTAAAAACGACATAAACGACAATGACTACGAGCTGTGTGTTTCGTGCGCTCACAAACTGCGGAAGTGGTTTACCGGGGAGGAGAACGACAATGGCTGAATACATTGATAAAGACGCCACCGTTGGCATTTTGGAGGCCATGAGCAGAAGCGCCGACTGTGAGTGCATTAAAAAACGGATTGGAAAGGCAGCGAAACGAGTAAGCACAATCCCCGCCGCCGACGTTGCGCCGGTGGTGCACACTCGCTGGGGGCATCTTGGCGGTGATGAGTGGTTGTGCCCTGTGTGCGGCTTTGTCATTACCACTGAGGGCAGTTGGGACAAGCCTACAAAAAAATACTGCGAGGATTGCGGGGCGAAGATGGACGGAGGTGACAACGATGCGGCTGATTGACGCTGATCAAATGGCCGTGGACGAATCCGAGGCCTATATGTCTGCACAGGTGCAGATTACAGACGAGTTGAAATGGCTTGTAAACTTTGCTGCACACAGCAAAATTCAGAAGCTCATAGCCGATACGCCCACCGTGGACGCTGTGCCGGTGGTGCGGTGCAAGGACTGCACGCATGAGTTTGGCGGGAGATGCAGTATTTGCTGGTTCCAGAAGCGAAAGCCGGACGACTTCTGCTCCTACGGCGAACGGAAGGACGGTGAAACCGATGGAAGCTGAGAAAAACAATTCTGCAAAGCGATACCTTCAGCAGATTAGGCGGCTTGATACGAAGATCAACCGGGATATTGAAGAACTTCACCGCCTGAAAGCGATGGTCACGAAGATCACGCCAACACTGAAGCCGGATGTTGTTTCTGGCGGTGGCAGTCAGGACAAGCTTTCTGATGCTGTGGCGAAAATTGTTGACCTTGAAGCAGAGATTAACCAGGAGATTGACCGGCTTGTTGACGCGAGAGCTGCCGTGACAGCGACAATAGACCGGGTGGAGGATGCGCGGCTACATACTGTCTTGAATATGCGCTATGTGCAGTTCAAAACATGGGAGCAGATAGCGTGCTATATGGGGCGTTCTTATCAATGGGTTTGTAAACTTCATGGGACAGCTCTGCAAGCTGTTGAAAAAATCATCAAAATTTCCGAAGAAAATGACATTAGTTGATAGAAGTTTATAGTTGAAATGTGATATTGTTATAATAGAAAATTTATAGCTTCCGAGGAAGCGCAACTTTAATGAGCCTGATAGGGTACTTCCCTATTGGGCTTTTTCTATTTCAAGCACCAGTGTTCTTTCCCGCCAGTGAAAGTGCATTAAATACCTCACCCCGGGGGCGGTGGCGTTAGGCTGCCGCCTATGGTGCAATAAATTACTGAAAGGCGGTGAGATTGTGGCTGATAAGAAGCTGACGGCAAAACAACAGCGGTTTTGTGACGAATACCTGATTGACCTAAATGCAACGCAGGCCGCAATCAGAGCCGGGTATTCAAAGAAAACGGCTGGCGTAATTGCAACAGAAAACCTACAAAAACCTAATATCCGTGATTACATCGACAAACGGATGAAAGAGAAAGAAGCGGCGCTTGTTGCTGACCAAGATGAAGTCATGAGATACCTTTCAGCGGTAATGCGAAGGGAAATGACGGAATCTGTTGTTGTCACGCTATCAAAAGAAGAAACAAAATATGTTCCCGATTCAAACGGAACAATGCGAAAGCAGACAAAAAAAGAAGAAATACCGCAGGTTGTTGAAATTCCGGCGCGGCTATCTGATGCAAATAAGGCCGCTGAACTGCTTGGTAAGGCATACGGGATTTATACTGACCGCGTGGAACAGGAAGTTGACATGGAGCTGAATATCACGGTGGACTATGGTGATGAAGATGAAAATTAACGTTTTGGGAACTGAATACACATTGACGGTTTGCGGCGATGAAAAAGAATCGCGCCTTGTTGGGTGCGATGGAATTTGTGACGAAACCACAAAAGAAATGTTCGTTGAATCATACGACAAAAACAGGGATGATCCAACTTGTAAGGCAAATTTACAAGTTCAGACGAACAAGGTGAAACGGCATGAGATCATTCATGCTTTTCTTTTTGAAAGCGGTCTGGCCGAGAACTCCGCATGGGCGCAGAACGAAGAAATGATTGACTTCTTTGCAATCCAGTTTCCGAAGCTGCTTGAAGCTTTTAAGGCGGCTGATGCGCTGTGAATATCAAAGTCCAAGCAAATCCCTGTTTCAAAGAGGTTGACCGAAGCACAAAGCGCTATATTGTGATGAAAGGTTCTGCTGGCTCTGGGAAGAGCGTTGACACGGCGCAGAATTACATCCTGCGGCTGATGCGTGATAAGGGCAGAAACCTTGTTTGCATCCGTAAATCAGACATCACAAACCGCGACAGCACCTTTGCAGAGCTGACTGGCGCTATTTACCGTATGTTTGGAGATCAAGCGGAACGGTACTGGCAAATCAATATGTCCCCTTTGCAGCTCACCTGCAAGGCCAACGGGAACAAGATCATCTTCCGGGGCATGAATGATGACAAGCAGCGTGAAAAGCTGAAGTCCATCACCTTCCAGCGCGGCAAGCTGACTGACGTATGGTGCGAGGAAGCGACAGAGCTGACACAGGCTGATGTTGAAATCATAGATGACCGTTTGCGTGGCGAATTGCCGCCCGGTCAGTTTTATCAGATCAGAATGACCTTCAATCCGGTGAACAAGAATCACTGGATTAAGAAGGCCTTTTTTGATATGCCGGATGACAATGTTCTGACACACCACAGCACATACCTGATGAACCGTTTCATAGATGATGCCTACAAAGCCCGTATGGAGCGCAGGAAGGCCGTTGATCCTGAAGGGTATCAGATATATGGCCTTGGGGAATGGGGCGAAATAGGCGGCTTAATTCTCCATAATTGGGAGGTTAAAGAGGTTAGCCGGAACCTGAACGATTATGACGATATTGCCATAGGTCAGGACTTCGGATTTAACCACGCCAACGCTGTTCTGTTGCTTGGAATCAAGGACGATGATATTCATATTTTGTCTGAAATCTATGTCTTTGAGAAGGACACTTCAGAGATCATACAGCTTGCAAAGGACATGGATGTCCCCAGCAAAAAACAGATGTGGTGTGATTCAGCAGAGCCGGACAGAATCAAGATGTGGCAGAAGGCCGGATTCCGTGCAAGGGGCGTGGACAAGGGCGGCTCTGCCGGATCAGTCAAAGCGCAAATTGACTGGCTGAAGCAGCGAAAAATATATGTCCATCCGCATTGCGTGAATACCATCAAAGAGTTGCAGCAATGGAAATGGAAAAAAGATGATAAGTCAGGTGAATATCTTGATGAACCTGTCCCGTTTCAGGATGACGCAATGGCAGCGTTGCGGTACGGCGTTGAAGGTTGGAGAAAAGTCAAGAAGTGGCTGACTTAATCATAAATACAAAAAATGAAAGAGAGTGCCACACAATGACTATCAAAGAAATCCTTTACGGCAGCGGCGGTGCGCTGGTGCTTATCATGTCGCTTTTGCAGGTGTCCAAAATCAACATCAATCCTTGGACGGCAATCTTCGGCTGGTTTGGAAAGCAGCTCAATCACGAAGTGCTGTCAAAGGTTTCCGGCCTTGAAAAGAACATGAAAACCATGCAGACGGACATTGACACGATTCGGGACGAAGGCCGGGAGCGCCACGCCAAGGACTGCCGTGTTAGGATTTTGAGGTTTGCCGATGAAATCTATTTAGGCACAAACCATAGCCAGGAGCATTATAAACAGGTGCTTGGCGACATCACAGCATACGAAAAATACTGTGATGACCACGCAGAATTTGAAAACCAAATCGCCGTGTCGGCAATCAGGCAGATAAAAGAAGCCTATGACCGGCACACATGGCAGCACGATTTTTTACAGTAAGGCGGTGAATCCCTATGCTTACAGTCAGTGAGATTAAGGCATTCATGGATAGCGATGCAGCAAGCACCAAAAAGCGGCTTGCAAAGGTAGGATTGAAATACTACGAGGGCAACCATGATATTAACAACTATCGGATTTTCTTCTTTGACGCAGACGGGAAGCTCCAGGAAGATAAGACCAAGAGCAATATCAGAATCAGCCATCCGTTTTTCAAGCTGCTGACAGATCAGCAAGCACAGTACATGCTTTCTGCCAAAGACGGCTTTGTGAAGTCCGACATCCCGGAGCTTCAGACGGAGCTTGACGCATATTTCAATGAAAATGAATCCTTTGCCGCAGAACTGTATGAATTGCTTGTGGGCTGCATTTCCAAGGGCTTTGAATATATGTACGCCTATAAGGATGAAAACGACAGGACGGCCTTTCAAACGGCTGACAGCATCGGTGTGGTGGAAGTCCGGGAGAAGGAAACAGATGACGGCTGCGCCTATGTGATCTACTGGTACATTGAGCGTATCGGCAAGGACAACAAGAAAATCAAGCGGATTCAGGTTTGGGACAATACCCAAACCGTTTTCTATTGCCAGGAAGATGATGGCAAAATCGAACTGGACAAGTCCGTTGAAATCAATCCAAGGCCGCATATCCTCTACAAGAAGGACGGTGACGAAAGCACCTACTATGAGGACTACGGCCTAATTCCCTTCTTCCGGCTGGACAATGGCAAGAAGCAGGTCAGCGGCGTGAAGCCCATAAAAGACCTGATTGATGATTATGACCTCATGAATGCAGGCCTTTCCAACAACATCCAGGACACCAACGAAGCGCTGTATGTGGTCAGGGGCTTTCAGGGTGACAACCTGGATGAACTGATGCTGAATATCAAGGCGAAAAAGCACATCGGCGTGGACGATGAAGGCGGCGTTGACATCAAGACCGTGGACATCCCGGTGGAAGCCCGGAAAACCAAGATGGAAGTGGATGAAAGCAACATATATCGTTTTGGGATGGGATTCAATTCTGCGCAGGTCGGAGACGGCAACATTACGAATGTAGTTATCAAATCACGATATGCTTTGCTTGATATGAAGTGTGACGGCCTTCTTCCGAGCCTTAAACAGTTCATGCGCAAGCTGCTGAAGCTGGTGCTGAAGGAAATCAACGACACGCAGGGCACGGACTACACTCAAAATGATGTGTATTTCGACTTTACAAGGGAAATCATCACAAACGAACAGGACAACGCACAAATTAAGCTCATTGAAGCACAGGAGCAACAGGCAAGAATTACAACACTGCTGAATCTTTCGGCACAGATTGGAAACGAAGTCCTTATGGAACAAGTGTGTGATGTGCTTGACTTGGATTATACCGAGTATAAAGACAGATTCCCGAAGCCGGAAACTGACGAAACGGCTGCTGCAAAAGCCGCCTTGAATGAGGTTGTGCCGGAAGAATAAAAAGAGGACTTTTCAGCCCTCTTTTTTGTCTGTTTCCATTGTCTGATTGATTGCTCTGTTGATAAAGCCGTTTACGCTTTCGCCCATGCTGTCGGCATGGGCCTTGATTTCATCTTTCTGCCCTTTCGGTACGGTCAGATTGATTCTGTCATAGGCTTTTGAGTTCCACTTGTTATTTGCTTTTGTTCTTGCTGTTCCCATGGCTTACCTCCTTACCAAAGATTTACAATATTATAGCACTCTATGTATAGTTGCGCAAGTGTATAAATTGTACTAACGCAATGACATAATTTTGGCTATAACGCCTATTGAATGTACTTGCGCAATGGTATAGAATAGAGCCACAAAACAAAGAAAGGTGGCTATATTATGTCTGACTACTACAAGAGCGCAATCGTGGAGATGCTGAAGAACATGAGCGATGAAGATTTAGCTTTCTTTTATACGCTGATGGAAAAGGCGCTGCTGGGGGTGAGCTGATGGAAGAAGTTTGGAGAGACATTCAAGGCTACGAAGGACTATACCAAGTAAGTAATCTTGGGCGCGTCAGAAGCCTTGACAGGTATGTTCCACACGCAAGATCAGGCAAACAGTTCCGCAAGGGCTGTTTGATGTCAACGCACCAAACAAACGCCGGGTATTTAGCTGTGAACCTTTGCAAAGGGAACAAGTACACATCCTTTGATGTTCACAGGCTTGTTGCGGCAGCTTTTATTCCTACTAAAAACCTTGATGCTGTTCAGGTAAACCACAAAGACGAAAACAAGCACAACAACTGCGCTGACAACCTTGAATGGTGTTCCAGATCGTACAACAATATGTATGGAACAAAACGAGAACGAACAAACGCCAAAATCGAAAAGCCCATCGTGCAGTGCGATTTAGATGGGAATGTAATCAAGGAGTATTCTTCTGCATCGGCTGCTGAACGGGAAATTAGCGGTAAGTTCACTGGTGCAATAAGCCATTGCCTGAACGGTAAGACACGAACGGCTTACGGCTTTAAGTGGAGATTTAAGGAAGCCACATAATGTGGTTTCCTTTTTCTGTTGGGGTGGTGATACTATTAACAAACGCCAAAAGGAAGTTCTTGAATACCAGTTAGAGGAAGAAAAGAAGGTTATCCAAGAACTTGAAAAACAGTATGCCAAGGCGCTGAAGGACATCAACGAGAAAGTGAAGCTGTTTCAGGCTGACATAGACCTTCTGGATCAGGCGCTTTCACAGGACGGTCTTGACGATACCACGAGGGCGCTGCTGCAATCACAGAAGCGGTCAAAGATTTATCAGCAGAACTATCAAAAAGCGCTTCAGGGGCAGGTCAGCGGCATTCTTGACAAGATGCACGGTGACAATTACGCCACCATTGACAAATACCTGAATGGGTGCTATGAAACGGGCTTTATCGGGACTATGTACGACATAGCGGGGCAAGGCGTTCCGCTGGTCGTGCCCATTGACCAAGCGGCAGCGGTCAAGGCCGTACTGACCGATTCCAAGGTCAGCAACGGTCTTTATAACGCGCTGGGCGTGAATGTAAAGAAGCTGAAAAAGACCATCACACAGGAGATCAGCCGGGGCATTGCTTCCAGTCTGCCATATTCCGACATTGCACGGAACTTGAAAAGCACGGTGAATGTCCCTCTATCCAACGCAAAGCGTATTGTTAGAACTGAATCACACCGTATACAGCAGCAGTCAACAGAGGAATCAAGAAAAGCTGCCGCAAAGCGCGGCGCGGATGTTGTGCGGATGTGGGACAGCGCCTTAGATGGCAGAACACGGCCTTCCCACGCAAGGGTTGACGGTGAAATCAGGGAACTTGACGAAAAGTTTTCCAACGGCTTGATGTTCCCCGGCGATCCTTCTGGTGGAGCTGCCGAAGTTGTCAACTGCCGCTGCACGGCCAACACAAGGGCGCGGTGGGCGCTGGATGAAGAAGAATTGAACACGCTGAAAGATCGGGCTGCGTTCTTTGGGATTGACAAGACGGAAAACTTTGAGGATTACAAGCGAAAGTTCCTCGGCGCAACCAGCAGAGAGCAAGACAGCCTGAAGCGCATTGGACTTCAGTTTTTCGCTTGCCCAAAAGATGTAAATGCAAGAAAAGCAGATGACTTCAAGAAGGCACTTGCGGCAGGGAACATCAATCTTAAAGTCAGAAAGCAAAAGCAAGATCAACACATTGCTGGAACTGCTGAACGGCTAAAACGGGAACAGCAAGAAAACGAGAGTGGCGAACATTCAACATTCTTTTATGAGGGGACAGATGTTGAAGCGCTCTTGTCTGGCCTTTTTGGCACTGGCTTGATTGAGTTTAGGAGCGAGAAGGCCGAATATCCAAAAGAATACATTTCTCTTGCAAAACCCATCGGAATGGCGTATAATTATGGCACCAAAAAATATGTTGATGTTGTAAAGCTGGCTATTCATTATAGTAACAGCGGCGTTCATGCGTACCCGGTAAAGGATTGGGATTAATATGAGTAAAATTATTGAAGCTGAAGTTATGTCAGCAGGAAAAACCAAATTAAGAATTACGCTTTCCAATGGCGATGTCATCGAAGGATATTCGTTAGGCATTGAACCGGCGTTCGATGACAACGGCGAAGAGCTTGATTATAATATCCTTTCATTTCGTGCGTATGCGCCTGAAGCATACTTTGAGCTGCGAAGCGAGGATATTGAAAAGATTGAGAAAGTGGCATAAAAGCACCATGCATCCGCACGGTGCTTTTTCTATGCCCAAAACACACGCTGTGCGTTTTTGATGCGTTTATCGTGCGTTCACAAGTTGCAGTCAAGTAAATAATCAAGTAAAAACACAACAAACAACTAAAGACAATTTAACAAACTTCGTAAGAAAGCAACTTGTAATTAAAATTTACAGGTTGTTTTTTAATTTATGAAAGGATGGTAAATAACCATGAAAAGATGTTGGAAGGATTGGATCAAGAAGGCTGGTATCAGAGCGCTGAAAACCGTTGCGCAGACTGCGGTTGCAACCATCGGCACCAGCGCGGTGCTGAGTGAAGTAAACTGGATCATGGTGGGCAGCGCTTCCCTGCTGTCCGGTGTGCTGTCGCTGCTGACTTCGCTGGCCGGTATTCCCGAGGAATGCGAGGTGGAAAGCAATGCCTAAAGTATTTCTTTCCCCCAGCAACCAGTACGATAACCGCTACGCCTACGGCGACACCACCGAGGGCGTACAGTGCGGCAAGATCGCCGAGGCCTGCAAGGCCGCCCTGGAGCGCAGCGGCGTGACCGTGAAGCTGATGCATGACGAATCCATGCAGGAGAAGTGCCAGGCATCTAACGCCTTCGGCGCTGACCTCCATGTTCCCATCCACACCAATGCCTTTAACGGCACGGTGAGCGGCACGCGGATGTTCTGCTTTAACAGCAACGGTGAGGGCATGAAGGCCTGCAAGGCCATTTTTAACCGCCTGGCACCCGTTACCCCCGGCACCAGCGAGAATATCCGGGTGGACGCTTCCCTGTACGAGGTACGGGTGCCTGCCGCCCCTACGGCCTACATCGAGTGCGAGTTCCACGATAACCCCACTGCGTCTAAGTGGATCGTGGAGAATACCGGGCTTATCGGCGAGACCATCGCCCAGGGCATCTGCGACTACTTCGGCGTGAACTTCAAGGGGAAGGAGCAGGCCGCGCCCGCTAAGTCCGTGGACGAGGTTGCCCGGGAGGTGATCCGCGGCGAGTGGGGCAATGGCTCCGACCGCCGCCAGCGCCTGGAGGCAGCGGGGTACGACTACGACACCGTACAGGATCGTGTGAACGCTATCCTGACTGGCGATGAACCGGAGCAGCCCACGCCTGCCGAGCCGGTAGAGCCCGCCCCCGAGCCGGAGCAGCCTGCCACCAATAAGCTCTACCGCGTGCAGGTGGGCGCCTTCGCCGTCCGCGAGAACGCGGAAAAGATGCTGAAGCGGCTGACGGATGCCGGATTTGCCGGTTATATCAGAGCTGATTAAACCATTTTCGTGACATCACGGATATGGTTTTTTCATTGCCCAGGACACGGCGCTTAAACTATCCAACAAATAAACTTGTCTTGCGCCCGGACGCTTAAACGGGTGCTTGTCAGTGGATGATACCACGCTTAAAAACAATGACAAGAAAGGAAGTACAAACAATGGAATTTCTGAAAGAGATTTTGGGCGAAGAACTCTATAAGCAGGTGGAAACCGCGCTCAACGCCTACAACGGCAACGAAGCCAACAAGGACAAGCAAATCAAGCTTGCCAACCTTGGCAGCGGAGAATATGTCGGCAAGGGGAAGTATGATTCCCTTCAGGCGTTGCTTGACGGAAAGACAACCGAACTGGACACCGCCAACGGCCTGATTGCTGAGCTGAAGAAGGGCACCAAGGGCAATGAGGACTTGCAGGGCAAGATCACCGGCTATGAAACGCAGGTGCAGCAGCTTCAGGCAGAGCTTGAAAAGACCAAGCTGGAAAATGCTATTCAGCTTGCCTTGCGCGATGCAAAGGCGGTTGATCCCGACTATTTGGCTTTCAAGCTGCGCGAGAAGTACAGTGCCGATGAACTGACGCTTGACGAAAACGGCAAGATCAAGGGCATGGATGACAAGCTGGCCGGGCTAAAAACGCAGTTCCCGGCGCAGTTTGAAGGCTCCGGCAGTAAGAAGGTCATCGAGAACAAGCTACCTGACGAACAGGGCGGCGGCGATTCTGTGACGAAGGATGACTTCGCCAAAATGAGCTACCAGGAACGGCTGAAGCTGTTCAACGAGAATCCCGATACCTACGCAGAACTCACAAAAAACTAACATGAAAGGAAACTGATACAATGGCTAATCAGACTACCAAACTTTCTGACCTGATTAATCCCCAGGTCATGGCGGACATGATCTCCGCTAAAATCGCAAGCAAGATCGTTGTCGCGCCCTTTGCGAAGATCGACACCACCCTTCAGGGCGTTCCTGGCAACACCGTTACCGTGCCGCAGTACGCCTATATTGGCGATGCTGCCGACATCGCGGAGGGTGTGGCCGCTGAAACCGTGAAGCTGACCGCCTCCACCACTACCGTCACCGTCAAGAAGGCCATGAAGGCCGTTGAGCTGACGGACGAAGCGGTTCTTTCCGGCTACGGCAACCCTGTTGGCGAAACCAACACCCAGCTTGCGAAGTCCATTGCTTCCAAGGTGGACAGTGATGCTATGACCGCCCTTCAGGGCGCACAGCTCACCTATGACGGCAGCGCCGCCGCGATCAAGTATTCCGGCATCGTGGACGCTATTGATCTGTTCGAGGAGGAGGTCAACAGCGAAAAGGTCATCTTCGTCCACCCCAAGCAGGTGACGCAGCTCCGCAAGGATTCTGATTTCATCAGCGCGGACAAGTACAAGGCCGGTGTCATCCTGTCCGGCGAGATCGGCATGATCGCAAACTGCCGTGTGGTGCCGTCCAAGAAGGTGCCCGTGGTGAAGGTTGGCGAAACCGGCAGTCAGGTTGATTGCTACGCCTGCCCCATCGTCAAGCTGAACAATGATGCGGAAACCGAGGATGACGCTGCCGCGCTGACCATCTACCTGAAGCGTGACACCAATGTGGAGACTGACCGCGTGAGCCTGTCCCGCAAGACCGACATTTCCGTTGATAAGCACTATGCCGTTGCCCTGTCCAACACTTCCAAGGTGGTTCTGGCGAAGTTCAAGAAGTGACAAGAAGTAAGGAGCTGAAACCTTATGATTATGACCGTTGCCGAACTTCGGCAGTTTGTGACAACGGATGAAGAGGATCAGGCGCTTGAAGCACGGCTTCAGGCGCTTGAACTTCTTATTCGTGCATATACCAATAACAACTTCCAGAAACGGGCGTTCCGTGCCGTGGCGGTTGCTATGGCAGATAATGTGCTGCTGGTGCAGAACGCAAATCCGTTCAAGGTTGGTGACACGCTGCAAGTCACGGAATCTGACTTGAATGATGGCCTTGTCACTGTCAAAGCTGTTGTCGGCAGCGCAATCACCGTCAATGAGGATTTGTATGAGGAAAGCGGCGTTGTCATCACAAAGGTTGTCTATCCCGCAGATGTCAAGCTGGGCGTGGCGAATATGCTGAAATGGCAGCTTGACAACGGGGACAAGGCTGGCGTGTCCTCTGAGACGATTTCAAGGCACTCTGTGACGTATTTCGACATGACCGGGGATAATTCCACTATCGGATTTCCGAAGGCTCTGACGGGCTTCCTACGGCCTTATATGAAGGCGCGGTTTGGACAGGGGTTGAGAGTATGAAAGGCATTGGCGGCAATATCACAGCAACGATCCAAGTCTACACTTCCACCAAAAACGAAATTGGCGAGAATGTAAAGTCGTGGACGGATGCACAGACACTAAAAGGCTGGCTTGACCTTTCTGCTGGCGATTCCAGACATACAACCTTCAACGCCAAAATCCAAGAATCCACACACGTCTTTGTAGCTGACTATGTGCCGCTTGACAGCCGGATCAATGCTGAAAACAGCAGAATGGTCATCGGCGGCAAGCGATACGAAGTTACGCTGATCGACAATCCAATGGAGCTTGGCAGCGGATCACAGCTTGAAATCTATCTGAAATACACAGGGGGGCAGTAACAATGGCAGACATTGAATTTATTGACAACCATGTTCAGGTAAACAGAGCCATTGATGATGCTGTCGGCGCGTTTCTGCTGGAAGCGTCTGCGGAACTTGTGTCAGCCACGGCAAGAAACACGCCTGTTGACCAAGGCCAGCTTAAAGGATCGTGGGCTGCAAATGTCGATGAATCCAAGGGTGAAGCTGTTGTTGGAAGTCCTCTGGAAAATGCTATCTGGATGGAGCTGGGAACCGGTGAATGGGCGTTGAAGCGCAATGGTCGTGTTGGCGCATGGTATGTCCCTGTTGAAAAGGTCACAGGTAAGAAAAAGCCGACATTCAACGGCCAAGTCATCATCGTGTATGGCAAGGACGGCCAGAAGTTCTACAAGACGAACGGAAAAAAGCCTGTTCGGATGCTGCAAACCGCATTTGACCAAAACAAGAACAAGATCATCCGAAGGGCTGAACAAATCTTCAAAGCGAGGTTTGATGACTAATGTCTAAAAATCTGCTGAAAGTCGTGTCAGACGGCATGACAGAATTGGGGCTTGAATACGAATTCGGCGAATACACCAAGGAGCCGATTGTATACCCCTATTTTGTCGGTGAGTACACGGAAACAGAGCCTATGACAGAGGACGGCTTGCAGGAAACGACCTTCATGCTGTCAGGCTTCAGCCGTGGCACATGGCTGACACTGGAAAATGCAAAAGCGAAGATCGAGAACTATTTCAACAAGGTATATGGCAAGACGGTCATGGTTGACGATGGTTCAGCCGTGGCCGTTTTCTATGGCAGTTCTCTGATCGTCCCGACCGGGGACGAAGAACTGAAGAAAATCCAAATCAATCTACAATGCAAGGAATGGAAGGTGAGCTGATATGAGCAAAGAGGGCAAGACCGGCGTATCTGCCAATACCCCCAAGAATATCATGTTCGGTGCTGGTACGATCCACAAGGGTCTGAAGTATACCAGCAACGCATGGAACTTTGACAGCACCATTGTTGGTGCCACTTCCGGCGGCTCCAAGCTGTCCATCGTGCCGGAGATTACCAACATCGAGGTTGACGGCGCACTGGTGAAGGCCAAGGGGCTGGAGGTCAAGACCGGCGAGACGGGAAAAATGGAAATCAACTTCATTGAGCTAACCAAGGACATTATCAAGGCCGCTACCATCGGCACAGACGGCACGTCCGAGGATGCAGCCAACTATGATGTGATCGAACCGAAGGCAAACATTTCCGAGGGTGACTACTGGGAGAATATCGCCTTTGTCGGCAAGACGCTGGAAGGTAAAAACATCATTGCCATTATGGAAAACGCACTTTGTACGTCCGGCTTTGAGCCGGAAGGCAAGAACAAGGAAGGCGCTGTCGGCAAGTACACATTCGAGTGCCACGCAGACCTGACCAGCGACCTGGAGAAGCTGCCTTGGCATATCTACTACCCGAAGGCATCCGAAATCTGATCTGTAAGGGCAGAATCACAAAATGTAAGTGGTTCTGCCCTTATTTGCACTAAATGCAAAAATAATTGAAAGTGTGGTTATGTAAAATGCCTGAAAACATCGAAAAAACCTATGCGCTGCGAGACCTCCAGGCTGATGATTTGTTTGTGCTTGTAAGCATCGTCAGCAAAATCGGCATCAAGGAGTTCAAGGCTTGTTTTGCATCCGATGATGTCAAGGCCGCTGTTAAGAGCATGGCGAAGAAGGACGAAAAGGAAGAAGCTGCCGACAACAGCAACGACCTTACATCTGTCGGCATTTCTGTGGCTCTGGACATCGCCGCAATCCTGATGGCGAACATCGGCAAATGCAAAAATGACATCTATGCGCTGCTGTCCAATTTGTCCGGCATGAAGGCCGCCGACATTGCAAAGCTCCCGGTAATGACCTTCACAAGCATGGTCGTTGACCTTGTGAAGAAAAAGGAGTTTGCAGATTTTTTTCAGGAAGCTGTAAAGTTGTTCAAGTAGGCGATATTCAATTCTTCGATGTTCTGTTTCAGCGGTATGCAAATCCAATGATTTTGTTGGATCAGATGGCAAAGACCGGGCGGCTGTATGAGTTCATCAGCACGGTTGTCCGCATACGAAATGAGGAACAGGAAGAAAAGGCCATGTGGGAATACTGGCTGCACAAGGATTTTGAGCGCTCTTATGCGGAATTCGTTGACGCGACAAATCAGAGCAGCCGCCCAGAACCTAAAACGACAAGCAAGAAAGAGCTGGTCGAAATCGTCAAGCATTCTATGGAAATAACATCATTCGTGCCACAAGAAGAATGAGTTGCAGCCCCTACCCTGCCCTATCAATTTAGGGAGGGAACAACATGGAACTTTTCAAGCTGTTAGGAACGATTGCCGTTGATAACGCACAGGCAAAGCAAGCCATTGAAGAAACTGCGTCAACAGCGGATAAGGGAAGCAAGAAAACAGATGCTTCCTTCAAGAAGATTGGTGAATCGGCACTGAAAATCGGAAAGGCTGTTTTGTCCGCTGGTGTGGCGTTAGGCGGCGCGTGGGTAGCAGCTATTGAGGGTTCCAGAGAATATAGAACGGAAATGGGCAAGCTGGACACAGCTTTTGTCACGAACGGCCATTCTTCCGAAGCGGCGAAGAAAACCTATCAGGATTTACAGGCCGTTTTGGGTGATACTGATGTATCTGTTGAAGCGGCAAACCATTTGGCGGTGATGACCGACAACGAAAAGGATTTGCAGACATGGACGGACATCTGCACCGGCGTTTTTGCGACATTCGGTGATAGCTTGCCTATTGAGGGCTTGACAGAAGCGGCCAACGAAACGGCAAAGACCGGACAGCTCACAGGCGGTCTTGTTGATGCGCTGAATTGGGCTGGCATCGGCGAAGAGGAATTTCAGGCAAAGCTTGACGCTTGCAGCACCGAGCAGGAGCGTCAGAAGCTTATCATGGACACGCTGAACAGCACTTATAAAAAGGCATCGGATCAGTACAAGGAAACCAACGCCGATGTTATGGCGGCGAATAGAGCAAACGAAAAACTGTCGAGTGCCTTTGCGGAACTGGGGCGTGTTGGTGAGCCGATTTTGACCGCTATCAAGAATAAGACTGCCGAAATGGTGGCCGCTGCTGTGCCATTGCTTCAATCCTTTATCACCAAAATAAAGGACATGATCAAATGGTTCAAGCAGAACAAAAGCACCGTGCAAGCGTGGGCGGCTGGCATCCTTGCCGCCACGGTCACGGTATCCGGGTTTGTCCTTGTGCTGAAGTGGGGGAGCATCATGGGCAAGGCCACAACTGCCCTGAAGCTGGTCACAGGCGGCGTGAAAGCGTTGAATCTGGCTATGAGGGCAAATATCATCGGCCTGATCGTGTCGCTTATCATCGGCCTTGTGGCGGCTTTTGTGTACCTTTGGAAGAACAATGAGGGCTTCCGCAACTTCTGGCTGAAAATGTGGGAAAAGATCAAGTCCGCTACTTCTTCTGCGGTCAAGTGGATCAAGAGCAAGTTCAACGACCTGAAGGATGTTGTATCAAGGGTAAAGAACACGTTTGGCAATATCAAGGACGCTATTGCTGACAAGATCGAGGGGGCGCGTGACGCTGTGAAGAAAGCCATTGATAAAATCAAGGGCTTTTTCCCGTTGAGCATTGGCAAGATTTTCAGCAACCTGAAAATCCCGAAAATCTCTGTCAGCGGCGGCAAAGCGCCTTTCGGTATTGCTGGCAAGGGTAAGCTGCCGAACTTCAACGTCAAGTGGAACGCTGAAGGCGGCATCCTTGACCGGCCTACCATCTTCGGCAGCATCGGAAACACGCTGCTTGGTGGTGGCGAAGCCGGAAAGGAAGCCATCGCGCCCATTGACACGCTGCTTGATTATGTCCGGACTGCTGTCATGCTGGAAAACGAAGGAATCAGAAAGACGCTGATTGAGCAAAACCAAATCCTGATTGACTTTTTGGCTCGGTCTATGCCACACGGCGTTATGCTGGATTCCGGCGTATTAGTCGGAGAATTGACACCCGAAATAGATATGCGGTTGTCGGATAGGTTGAGAAACACACAAAGAGGAAACACACGATAGAAGGCTGCTTTCCGGTGGCCTTCTTTTATTTTATCTTCACAGAAAGTGGGTGAAGGTCACTTGGAAATTTTTAAGCTACTTGGCAAAATTGCTATTTCCGGGTCGGATGAAGCAAAAAACGAAATCAATGAAACCACAGAACACGCAGAGCGGAAAGGCTCTAAACTGTTAAGCACGATGGGAAAGATCGGTGCTGCTGCCGTTGCTGCGGGTGGTGCTGCTGTTGTGGCTGTCGGCAAGCAAGCGCTGTCTGCGTATGCGGACTATGAGCAGCTTGTAGGCGGCGCAAAACTGATGTTTGGCGAAGCCTATGACTTTATCGCAGAGAAGGCGAAGAACGCATACAGCACCGTGCAAATGAGCCAGAATGAATACTTGCAGCAGGTGAACGGCTTTGCCACTGGTCTGAAAACGGCGCTTGGCGGGAATGAACAGGCGGCGGCAGAGCTTGCCGACAGGATCATCAATGCGGAAGCAGACGTTGTGGCAGCAACCGGCAATTCTCAGGAAGCCGTGCAGAATGCTTTCAACGGAATCATGAAGTCCAACTATACCATGCTGGACAACCTGCAAATCGGTATCACGCCCACGAAAGAGGGCTTTCAGGAAGTTATTGACAAGGTAAACGAGTGGAACGCGGCAAATGGACGTGCCACAGCATACCAGATTGAAAACCTTGCGGATTGCCAAAGCGCTCTTGTCGATTACATCGAAATGGTCGGAATGCAGGGGTACGCGGCAAACGAAGCGGCAAGCACGATCCAAGGTTCTGTTGCGTCCATGAAGGGCGCATGGCAAAACCTGCTTGTTGGTATTGCGGATGATAATGCGAACTTCAAGGAGCTGACTACCAATTTTGTCGATAGTCTTGTTGCTGTTGGCGAAAATATCATTCCGCGCATAAATATCATCATCCAAGGGCTTACGCAACTCATAACAGAAGCGTCCCAAACGATCATTCCGATGGCAGTCCAGATTTTGCTTGAAAACCTACCAAGCATTGTTGCTGCTGGCATGGATTTAATCATTGCGCTTGTAAGCGGCATCCTTGACAACATCGATATGCTGATTGACTGTGTGCTGGAAATGGTTGATGTCATAGTCGATAAGCTGATTGACAACTTGCCGAAACTGATTGAAGGTGGAATCAGGCTTATTGCTGCACTTGCGAGCGGTCTGATCCGCGCCATACCGAATTTGGTATCAAAAATCCCGCAAATCATTTCGTCTATCGTGAAAGGGATCATCAACGGCATCCCGGCAATCTTCGATGTCGGCAAAAACATAGTCGAAGGACTTTGGAACGGCATCAAAAACATGGGTTCGTGGGTTATTGGAAAAGTAAAAGACTTTTTCGGTGGAATTGTAGGTGGAGTTAAGGATTTCTTGGGCATCCACTCCCCGTCTAAAGTGTTCGCCGGTATCGGCGGCTTTATGGCTGAAGGCTTGGGCGAAGGGTTTAGCGATGAATTTTCATCGGTGAAAAAGGACATCGAAGGCAACATGAGCTTTGACGCTGGCACTATTACGGCAGATGCAAACATCAGCAGAAACTATACAAGTGGCTCTTACGGAGCAGCAAGCACAAGCGGTGGCAGCGATTCCGGCAGAATTGTAATGCTGCTGGAACAGTATTTGCCTATGTTGGCAAATATGAAAGTCATCATGGACAGCGGCCAGGTTGTCGGTTTGCTTGCACCAGGCATGGATGAAGAACTGGCCAAAATCAATGCAAGGAGGGCGAGGGTCGTATGATGGGAAAAGTATTTTTTGACGGAAAAGACACCTACGCAGAATATGGCCTGCTGCTTGCAAGTAAGTCCATATCTCTGCCGGAAGTCCGCACGAATATGATTGATGTTCCGGGTCGGGACGGTCTGCTTGACGCTTCCGATGCACTGACCGGAGAAGCCACCTATAAAAACCGTACTATCAAACTTGAACTTATCGGCGTTCCCTCATTAAATGGGAAAGATTGGCCTTCCGCAATCTCCGATTTCTGCAACACCGTACATGGGAAGCGTGTCAAAGTGAAATTTTCCGAGGACACCGCTCACTATTACAGTGGGCGGTGTTCTGCCGGTGACGTTAAGCTTAACAAAATAAAGCAGACGATCCCTGTTACTGTTGATTGCGATCCGTGGAAATACAAGAACGAGAGAACAACGGTGTCCCGCTCTGACTTGGGGACGGCCTATAAGCAACTTTCGCTTCCGAATGAAAGCCGCCCGGTGATTCCCGCCATCACGGTGACCCAGGACACCACCTTGCTTTGGGGAAGCAGCACAATCAACATCAGCGCGGGAGATCACATTCTGCCCGCTATCCGTCTTGCGGCTGGCAACAACATTCTGAAAGCTAAAATCGCCAGCGGCACCGGCAGTATCACGGTTACATATCAGGAGGCGAGCCTGTAATGTATCAACTCAAATACAAAAACTATATTCTGTATGACCCGCGCCTTGCGGATGAAAAACTAATCGTCCGTGACCCCTCTGTGAAGCTGGCGGTCAGCAAGGCCGGGGAAATGTCCTTTACGGTGGACGCAGAACATCCCTATTTAAGCAATCTGCGCCGCATGAGCGGCCTTGTGGAGCTGCTGGACGGCACTTTCCCCATATATAGGGGAAGAATAACCAGCGATATAAAAGATTTCTACGGTGCGCACAAAATCGAAACAGAGGGCATTATGGCGGTGCTGAATGACAGCATCATACCACCGTTCATTTTCCCGGATGACTTTGCGGAGGATGCTGCCTATAAGGCCGCCGCCGCAAGCGGAAATGTGGTGGAGTTTTTCTTCCGCTGGATTCTGTCACAGCACAATGCGCAGGTGACCGCAGAGCAGCAGATCAAGCCCGGCGTGGTCACCGTGTCCGACCCGAACAATTATATTACCCGCAGCTCCGAGGAGTACGCCACGGCGATGACCACTATTTCCGATAAGCTGTTCAAATCTTCCCTGGGCGGGAATCTGCTGATTCGTTACGAAGATGACGGCAATTATTTGGACTATTACGCCGCGCTGCCGCTGACAAACACGCAGACGGTGGAATTCGCCGAAAATCTTCTTGACCTGTCCAGCGAGACGGACGGTGCGGACATTTACACTGCTATTCTCCCGGAGGGCAAGGACGGCCTGACCATCTGGAATCTGCCGGACGGTGACTTGACGGATGACTTGGTGAAGTCCGGTAAAATCATCTATAGCAAGTCTGGCGTGGCCACATATGGGCGCATTACCCGGCATATCAAATGGGACGATGTGACGATTGCCGCAAATTTAAGGACAAAAGCGGCATCTGTATTGCTCGACAGCGGGCTGTCTATGCCGGAAACCATCACCTGTAAGGCTGTGGATCTGGGATGGCAGGATACAGTGCAACATTTTAGAGTTGGCCGCATGACCATGCTGGCCAGCACACCCCACGGCTACAGCGCGTCCTACCCGCTTATGGAACTGTCCCCCGACATCCTCAATCCGGGCAACACTCAAATCACAATGGGCACTACGCGGCGCACCTATACCGGATCTCAACTCGACGCTGCAAAGACAGTGACGGAGGGTATTGCAAACGTCCGTGTAGATCTGTCAAAAAAAATTGAGGACATAGAGCTTACCCCAGGACCTGCTGGCGCGTCTGTGTGGATCACCTACCATGACGGCACAGACACCCCCGCAGTGCCCACGGGCGACGGCTCAGAGGGCGGCTGGCATACCGATCTGACCTCCGCCGTGGTGTGGATGTCGCAGAAGGTGGCTGCATCTGCTACGGCTGGCACATGGAGTACGCCTATCCGCATTGTCGGAAAAGACGGTGCACCTGGCAGCAAGGGTGACCCGGGTGCTGCCGGTGTGTCCGTGGTGGAAACCACGGTAGAATACTACCTGTCGACATCTGACACAGAGTTGTCCGGCGGAACATGGCAAAGCACCGCACCCGACATCACGGACGGACACTATTTGTGGAGCCGCACAAAAATCACCTACTCCGATGGGCAAACGGCATACACCGGCGCTTACTGCATCAGCAAGGCCATGACCGAGAGCGCAAAGCCGCTTGTGACAGAAACGCGCACAGCGGTCACAGAACTGTCACAGGAAGTGGATAAATTCAAGTTGGCCGTGGCCGAAACCTACACTGAGAAATCGGAATTTAACACTTTTAAGCAATCGACCGAGGGAAACATTGAGGTCAACTCGCAGGCCATTACACAGCAATACACCGAGATCAAGTCGGTGGAAGAAACCGTAAAAAGCATTGACGGGCAAGTCAAAGACGTTACCGCCAAGGTGACGGCCACCGAGGGTTACATCAAAACCGGAAAGATCGCGGAGGATGAGAATCAAAACCCCATATATGGCGTGGAGGTCGGGCAGACAAAGGACGACTTAAAATTCTCGGCTTTTGCCCGTTTTACGGCTGGAAAACTGTCGTTTTACGACGGCAACGGAAATGAGATCAGCTATTTTTCCGGCCAAAAGCTGCACATTAAAGAAGCTGTTGTGTTGAGCGCCATGAATCTTGGCGGCTACGAGATGAGCACAAAAAAGGGCATTACAATCAGATGGGCAGGACGGTGATAACATGGCATCTATCGGTATCGTAAAAACAACCACAGTATATGACTCCTATTTCTGGGTGAAATGGGAGCTGGCCGGTCAGGATATTGCCGGCAATAAATCCACCATCAGCTGGTCGTGCGGCATTACACCTGGGCATCAGTTCTATTCCAACGCTGTAAAAATGTCCGCCGTTGCCATCAATGGCGTGACGGTGTACGCCGGTGGGACGTACTCCAACATCACCGACTACAAGGAACGCACCCTCGCTTCCGGCACCCTGACCATCGCCCACGATTCGGACGGCAGCAAGACCTTCACGGTGGCGGCCTTCAGCGGGCAGGTGTGGAAGGACAGCGGCTATCTGACGGCCACGGCGGCGGCGCAGAGCTTTGCGCTGCCCACCATCCCCCGCGCTACCGTGCCGGTAATTGGCGCGGTGGTCATGGGGCAAACCGTGCCCATCGGCCTGCCCCGTGCGGTGTCGAGTTTTACCCACACGCTGACCTATACTTTCGGCTTAGCCTCCGGCACCATTGCCGAGGGCGCGGGCGCAGAAGCGCAATGGGCGGTGCCCTATGACCTTGCCGCGCAGATCCCCAACAGCGCCACCGGCACGGGTACGCTGACATGCAAGTCCTACAGCGGCAGCACCCTCATAGGCACACAGGCGGTCACATTTACTGCCACGGTGCCCAGCAACAGCACCACGCAGCCCAGCGACACCCTCGCCGTGTCGCCCGTCAGCTCTTTGGCGGCGCCGTTTAATGGGCTGTACATCCAAGGGCGCACCAAGGCCAAGATCACCCACACCGCCAGCGGCAAATATGGCGCAACCATCAAATCCTATGCCGCAACAGTGGACGGGCAGACCTACACAGGGCAGGCACCCACCACGGAGATTCTGGCGACGCCTGGAACGCTGCCAATCACCGGCACGGCCACCGACAGCCGAGGCATCATCGGCACGGCCAGCGCCTCTATCACGGTGTTGGCTTACACGCCGCCCTCTGTGGAGCGCAATACCACCGCAGACGCTCTTGTTTGCGCCCGTGCTCTTGCTGATGGCACACTGGACGATGACGGCACAGCGCTTTATGTGGCTTGCAGCCGCAAGTACTCCAGATTGGACGGCAACAACGCCGCATCCGTGCAAGCCAGATACAAAGCGGAATCTGGCGAATGGTCTGCTTGGGTCACGTTTTTTGCCGAAAGCGCAAGCGGAGATAACTATGCCGGTATCATTGCGGGGATAACGCTGGCGGTGGAATCCCCGTATACCATTGAGCTGCGGGCGGTAGACAAGCTGGGCGAATCCGGCGGAACGCTGTCTTTTGCTGTACCCACATCCGAGGCAACTGTAGACTTGGGAGAGGGCGGAAACTCCGTGGGCGTTGGCCGCCGCGCCCATGTGGGCACGGAAAAACGGCTTGACGTTGCATGGGACTCAAATTTTGAAAAAAATGTCAGGATAGACGGAGATTTGTTTGTGGGCGATTTGACAACCCTTAAAGCCGCGTTGGTGGACATTTTTCTGCCTGTGGGTAAAGTTTACATTTCGGCTGATCCGACCAGCCCCGCAGAGCTTTTCGGCGGGACGTGGGAGCGGCTGGAGGACGTGTTTTTACTGGCGGCGGGCGCGAAGCATGCGGCGGGCAGCACCGGCGGCGAGGAAAAGCACACGCTTACAGTAGGAGAGATGCCAAGCCACGGAAATCACTTGATGCAAGGAAGAATGTACCAAGAACTGGCTGATAATGCATCAAATGATAGCAGTTACCGTAGTAATACGTTGTATTTAGGTAAGAACGCTTTTGCATCAACGGGCAATTTTAATAGAGGGTGGAAAGATTGGAACGGAGGGGAAATGTATCCGGCAGGAACACTAAAAGGCGGAGGAAATCCCCACAACAACATGCCGCCGTATCTGGCGGTTTACACTTGGAAACGAACGGCATAAAAATCAAATCAAGAAAGGCGGTGCAAAATGAAAGGGGTCACTTTTGGAACATATCACAGCTATGATGATTTTAGCTTGATACTGACTTCAAAAGAGATTGCAGCCCCGAAAACAAAGGCAGTGAAAATTGATGTGGAAGGTGCAGACGGGTCTATTGATCTGACGGATTATTTTGGTGAGCCGAAATATGAGGACTGCACCCACAAATTTCAGTTTTCAACCATCGTGCCACAAAGTGAATTCCTTACACTGTTTTCAACCATCAAAAACGCAATACATGGTAAAAAAATGCGGATCGTCATTGATGATGATCCGCTTTTTTACTATGTCGGAAGGTGCTTTGTATCTGCGTTTACCAGCGAAAAGAACATCGGAAAAATTGGCGTGGATTGTGATTGTGAGCCGTGGAAGTACAAAGCGGCAAAAACGGTTATCACGCAGGCCGTCAGCGGCGAAAGCACCCTTTCCCTGCCCAATCTCCGCAAGCGTGTTGTGCCGGAAGTGGTGATTAACGCCGAAAACCCTCTGCACATTGTATACGACACATACAATATTTGGGATTTGGGCAGCGGCAGCTATACCCTTCCAGAACTGGAATTGAAGGCCGGAAACAATAGCGTTTCCGTGACGGGAGAAGGAACCATTTCCTTTTCTTATCAGGAAGCGGGGTTGTGATATGTACAGGGTATATTGCGACGGCCTGACGCTGTATAACAGCAACCTGGAAAGCCTGAAAATATTCAGTCCTTCCGTGGAATTGGAGTTGAACAAGACCGGCAGCTTCTTATTCACAGTTTATCCCGATCATCCACAGTACAACGCCATAAAAAAGCTGCGGTCGATCATCACGGTTTATCAAGATGACTATTTGATATTCCGTGGGCGTGTGCTTGATGATGAAATCGGCTTCCACAACGAAAAGCGCATTGCCTGTGAGGGTGAGCTTGCCTTCCTTTTGGACAGCATTCAAAGGCCATACGACTATTCCGGGACGGTGGCCGGTTTTCTTAACCTGCTGATAGATAACCACAATGCGCAGGTAGAGGAATCGAAATGGTTCACCGTTGGAAATGTCACAGTCACTGATCCGAATGATTATATCGTCCGGTCAAACATCGACTATGTTGATACATGGACAGAGCTGCAAAAGAAGCTGATTGACCTGCTGGGCGGCTATATCGTCATCCGGCATGAAGGCTATATCAACTATATTGACTATCTGCAAGACTTCACGCTGCTTTCTCCGCAGAAGATCACCTTCGGGAAGAATCTGCTTGACCTAAAGCGGATCAGGAAAGGCACGGACATTGCAACGGCGCTGATCCCGCTGGGCGCAAAGCTGAAGGACGATGAAGGTAAAGACACAGACAACCGCCTGACAATCGCTTCTGTCAATGATGGCCTTGATTATATCGTTGACGAAGAATCCGCTGACAAGTACGGCCTTATTTTCGCAACGCACACATGGGACGATGTTACAGAAGCGGCAAACCTGCTGACCAAAGCCAATGCACATTTGGCCAATCTTGTCAACCAGTCTGAAACCATTGACCTGACGGCGGCTGACCTGGCCACCGTGAATGCTTCCTTCAGCAGCTTTCACCTTGGAACTTATGTCAAGGTGGAAAGCACGCCCCACGGAATAGATCAGAATTTCCTTGTTTCAAAGCTGTCTTTGAAGCTGCTGGAACCGGGAGCAAACAAACTGACGCTTGGCGGGGTGTTTTTGGGCATTTCCGGGGCACTGGCAGGCATTTCCGGGGCGCAGAGTGAAATTATACTGCAAATAGAAAATGCGTCCAAAACGGCTTCTACGGCCATTTACAACGTGGAGCAGAATTTGCTTGCATCCTTGCAGGTGTCAGAGGAAAACATCAAATCCGTTGTAGCTGAAAACTACTACCTGAAGGATCAGACGGACGCGCTTGTTTCCTCTGTCAGTACGGAGATCGAGCAGACGAAGGAAAGCGTGGAAATCCAGTTCAATCAATTCAGCGCTGACATTGATGCTGTGGCAGCGGGTGCAGATGCAGAGTTTGAAGAAATCCGCAAATACATCCGATTTGTGGACGGCTCAATTCTGCTGGGACAGGTCGGAAATGAGCTGGAATTGAAGATCAGCAATGACCGCATATCTTTCCTTCAGGACGCTGTTGAAGTGGCTTATTTCTCAGACAATAAGCTGTATGTGACAGACGGCCATTTTCTCCATTCCCTTCAGCTTGGGAACTTTGCTTTTATTCCAAGGGCAAATAACAATTTGAGCTTCAAGAAGGTGGGTGGTTGATATGGCGAAAACAGGAACGATCACAAAGGCGATCCGGACAGGCTATCAAATGAAAATCGTTTGGACAGTTGGCAGTCAGTCCGTGGCAAACAACACATCCAGTGTCACGGTCAAGGTGCAGCTTGTTTCCACCGGCGCAAGCTACACCATCAACAGCAGCGCAAGCAAAAGCGGCAGTCTGACCATCAACGGGACGAAATACACATTTTCGTTTTCTGCGGCGCTGTCCGGCAATCAGACGAAAACGCTATTCACAAAAACCGTTACCGTAGCACATAACGCAGACGGAAGCAAGGCTTGTGCTTTTGCGTCTACCATCGGGATCAAGGTCACGCTGGGCGGCACATACTATGGCGATGTTACGGCAACCGGCAGCGGCACATTTGACACGATCCCACGGGCAACCACGCCCACGCTGTCAGCAAGCAGCGTCAACATGGGATCAAGTATCACAATCAATATGCCGAGGGCGGCAAGCGCCTTCACGCACACGCTGACGTTTAAGTTCGGCAACGCAACCGGGACTATTGGCAGCGGCCTTGGAACGAGCAAAGCGTGGGATGTTCCGCTTTCCCTTGCAAGTCAGATTCCTTCCGGAACATCCGGCACTTGCACCATCACCTGTAAGACCTACAACGGCAGTACGCTGATAGGCACAAAGACGGTTTCCTTCAAGGCCAGCGTCCCGGCTGCTGTTGTACCTACCATTTCAGCCGTTTCCATGACGGAAACGGTTTCCGGCCTTGCCGCGAATTTTGGCGCATTTGTGCAGGGAAAATCGAAGGTCAAGATCGGCATTGTGGCGGCTGGGGCTTACGGCTCCACCATCAAGGCGTACAAGACCACCGTGGACGGAAAGACTTATTCCGGGGCAGCTCCCATCACCGGCACACTGTCCAGCGGAACAAAGGCCGTGACAGTCACCGTCACAGACAGCAGAGGACGCACAGCCAAGACAACCAAAACGCTGACGGTCATTGCATACGCCGCACCGGTCATCCGTGGCGTATCTGCTGTGCGATGCTTGGCAGACGGTACGGAAAACTATGACGGTACGCACGGCAAAATTGGCTTTGGATTCAATATCTCCCCCGTCTCAAATCAAAACACAAGCAAATATGTTTTGGAATATAAAGCAAGGGCATCAAGCACATGGATAAAGCTGAAAGAGGGCACAGGGTACACCCTGTCAACCACGCTGATAACCGCCGCCGACTTGAATGTTGATTCTGCCTATGATGTCAGGCTATCGGTGACAGATTATTTCACCACAATCAGGAAAACCGTGGAGATACCCACGGCCTTCACGCTGCTGGACTTCAATGCTTCCGGGCGCGGCCTTGCCTTTGGCAAGGTGTCAGAGCTTGCGGAAGGCATTGAATTTGGCCTTCCGGTCATCTTCCGCAACGGGTATGAGATAACAGCAAATCCCGGATGGATAACGGCAAAGCTCACAAGCGACTTTGAAACATACGCCGCAAACGCTGGAAACACATTGCGATATAGAAAGGTCGGCGGCGTTGTCTATTTGAAGGGCGTTGTCACGCCGAAGGCAACCTTGACGGGCGGCACGGACAATGTGACCATCACAACACTGCCGGATGGGTACAGGCCGGAAATACAGGGCAATTTCATTTGTCAGGGCAGCGGAACGGCAATTTGGCTTTGCACCGTTACTGCTGCGGGGCTTGTGCGTTTCGCCCGGTATAGAAACGGCTCTGCATGGGCTGACGCTCCAAACAACACATGGCTGCCAATCGACATTTCATTCATCACATAAGAAAGGGGAAGGCTTCACGGCCTTCCCCTCTTTTTTTATGCTGATTTATTCGATTGTCCACGAACTGCCGCAGTTCTGGCAAAGGCAAACCTTCTGGTTTTCAAACTTTGTCTTTTCCGTTCCCTTTGACTTTTTCCATACCAAGTTTGACATACCCAGTGTGCAAACAGCGGTCAGCCCTCTGGCCGCATTGTTCATGTGGCCGCCAAATCCAACACCGTGCTTTTTGGTTTTCCCTGCCACCTGCTGCATCGAGATAGTGACATTTTCGCTTCCGCATTTTGGGCAAATCATAGCAAATCTCCTTTTATTCTAAAGTGATTATATGATAATTCTGGAAAGGCAGAAAATCAATGTAATTCTTGAATAATGCCAAATTTTCGTTTTCCCTCACAAAAAATGTGAAAAGTGTTTGGTTATTTCGGCACATAAAAAGAACCGGTGACAAAGCGCCACCGGTTCCCGATTCCGGCTTCAATTATTCAGCTTTTCATTCATCTGTTCTTGTGTTATAATCCCCAAACAGTACAGTTCGAGCAGCGCTTCAACATACACCGCTTTTCTTTCTTTGTATTCCTCCGCAGTTATCATATTGGCAACCAACAGCGTTTCAAGCAATCCTAATGTATTCATTTCGATCTTCCTTTCCGTTGATATATAAGGCTTTTTCCGGTTTGGTTTAGCTATATCCATCAGTCATGCTCTGCTGTATAGGCGCACAACTGATGGAAATGGTTGGTGCAAAAAATCACACCCTTAGTTTAACATCAAGAACGATCTCAGGCGAAGTCCAGTTTCCCCCGGTGTTTAGAGGTGACTTGTTGCGAGTGCGCTTCTGTTCCTTGTCGTAATAGCGTACCTGCTGACTGCGTATTCTCTGCGGTGCATCCCTATGATATTCAATGCGTTCGATACAGGCTTTCAGGAGCCTGTTTTTTGTTTGCGCGTCCATATCTGGATTGTGCAGCGCATTGAGCGCTTCAGTGAACAGTTTTATCTTTTCTGCATAATCAACAGGTTCAGGCATGGATTCGTAAGCCTTGCAAAGTGCCTGTCTGACTTCTTCCTTCTCCCTCAAAAGCCTTTCGTTGAGCTGTTGGAAGATATGCTGCGGCATCCGCTTTGCCGGATCAGGATCGGCTTGCGCTTCCCATTGAGCCAGTTCCTTTGCTTCAAGCTCTTTCTGCTTGGCTTCCAGATTGTTGATAAGACGCATATGCAGCTTGACGGAATCACCCTCATTGTTTTTCAATCTGACCTGAAAATCCCTGATACAATCGGCAAGGATTGTGCTTACACGCTGTTCTATATCAGCGTATGTGCAGGAGCCGGTTTTGCAGTACGTTTGTCCATCACACAGAAGGCGCGGTTCTGCATCCCGGTTTTTATATGTCCGCAAAGACATTGCGCGTCCACACTTGCACCAAATCAGGCCAGCAAACGGGTTTCTGATTTTCGTGTTTCGTTTCTGGCGGGTGTTTCTTCCTTTTTTCGCTTGCGCGGCATTGAAAAGTTCTTCAGAGACAATAGCTTCATGCTTCCCATCGTAGATCAGATATTCGCCCACTTTTGCAACTGGCCTTGTTTTCTTGAACTCCCCTTCTTCAACTATGGTCAGCGTTTTCCGGTGGTTCCATTTCACTTTTCCAATATAGTGAATGTTTTCAAGCATTTTTGTCATTGCTGCCGTAGACCAATGTTCACCTTTCGGCGGCTTAATGCCCATTTCATCAAACTTCTTGCAGATGGTTGTACAGCCCATGTCTTTATTGACGTACAAATCAAACATCATGCGCACAACGTCTGCTTCCTCTTTATTCGGAACGAGGATAGGACACTTGCGCTTTCCTTCTGTGACAAAGGTTTTGTCATAGCCGTATGGCGCAGTATTCCCGACATAGTTTCCTTGGCTGACGGACAGCAAACGGCCACGATTCAAAATCTTCTTCGTATATTCAAGGTAGTCATTTCCGCGCTTCAGTTCCCTTTCAAAAGCGTCCCAATCGTATTCATCACGCAAGTCATAAATGCGCTGCGGTGTGATGACAATGGTGTTGGTGTGCTTCAACAGCTTCATCAATCGGCCTATGTCCTCTAAGTCACCACGGGTTAAACGCTGTGGCTCTACCACAGCCACAGCCTTGTATCGCGGCGATTCGATAAGGCGCAGAACGCGGTTGATCTCCGGGCGCTCTGCTATGGTCTCGCCGGACACAACTTCCCTGTATTTATTTTCTTCCGGTACGACAGCGCCGAGGTGCTTTTCAGCCCATTCGTCCAGCATGGATTCATGTTTTGACAGCACTTCTTCAACGGTCAGCAGCGGATCATCTGACCGGGACTTTCTTAAATAGTCAATGACTTCTTCGGGCTTGAAATCTATCTTCGGTTGATAATACAAAAAATCAACTTCTTTCTTAGGTTATTGTTCGATTATATTAAACTGTCTTTCTATTTATCCTTTTTTCTTCTGCTTTTTGCAACATAGTATAGGAACCCAAAGACGGCGGCACCAATGAGAATGCACAGCGCACACCCAATGACGGGGAATCTGTTTGCAACAAAAAGGCCGTGCTTCTTATCACTGATGTCCAGCGCGATATATCCGCACAGGGCAACGGAAAGGAATATGCACAGGCCAGCCAGCCCATAAATAACGGGCTTTCGCTCCCTGATTCCGGCTTGAAGCATCCCGCACTTTTCGTTCAGATGCTTTATTTGCTGTTCGGCGCTGTTTAGCTTGGCCTGAAGGTCGGCGTTCTCCCCCGCTTCCCGCTCACTCTGCGGCTCTGTGTCAAACAGTCCATCCATAGAAAGATTGAGATACTTGCACAGGGCGGCGATATAAAACACGCTGGGGCTTGCCAGTGCCCCGGACAGAAACTTTGCAACGGTAGACCGGGGAACGCCTGTGCGCTCCACAATCTCACGGTGCGTCCTATGCTGCGTCATCGCTGCGTCCTTGATGCTCTTATAAAGGTTGTCGCATTGTGGCTGAATTTGTTGAATAATAGTCTGCTTTTCCATAAAAATCCCCCGTTATCCTTTCCTTACATCGTTTAATTCGTCTGTAACATAGATTATCCCGGTTTGAGTGTTTACTTTTTATGAAAATTCGCTCTATTATGTAACCATAGCAGGTGAGGGGCTGCAACTCACGAGCTGCTACACGCCCGGTCATTCGGTGGCACGGTGGCCGGGCAACCTTTTCCAAAAATGGCATTTGTTTCTGGTTTCAAATTTTGTTGCAATTTCGTAAAATTAACCCGAAGAACATTAGTTCCCCTCTAATGAAAGGATGTCTAAAATGGATAAGTCAACATACATACACGAAATTGTCAAACTATTGGAAAGATGCAATGATGTCGAACTATTAGACCTTATTTATCAAATCATGCTCAAAGCATCCACAGGCATTTAATCCAGAAAAGCATTTAAGCTTTTCCGCTTTTCGGAATCCATCTTACTAATTTTATCTACAATAGATAGGAATTCTTCATCACTGCGTAATTTTAGAACGATGTCAGAAATGGCATCGTTATTTTTTTGCGCCTTTGTCCTTTCCATTGGAACATCATAGCCAAGCAACCATGATTCAGCTACATCAAGACATTTTGCGATTTTGTATAGGCGATCTGACTTCGGTTCAACTTTGCCAGACAAATACATAGACATTGAAGATTTTGGAATGCCTGTCTTTTCGCAGATGTCAACAGCCTTCATATTCCTTATATCCATTGCATTTTGAATCCGGCTGTATATCGGAACTCTCATAATATCACTCCCTTTCCAAAACATACTATATCACCGAAAGTTCAACTTTGCAATATGCAAGTTTAATTTTTTTGAACTTAGGTATTGACAAATAAAATTATAGCAGTATAATAATGGCAGAGTTCAAAAAGTTGAACAACGCATCGAACATATTTTTTTTGCAAAAGAAGTTCAAAAAGTTGAACACAGCCAACAGGCAGGAGGAAATTGAAATGATGACTATCGAAGAAATGAAAGAATACTTGCTGGCAGAACTGAAAGAAGAACGCGAGAAGATGCTTAAAAAGCAGGGAAGCAATTACTCTTACATCTTCATGCTCTGCAACGACATGGGACTTATCGACCCGGCGGAGTATTGAGCCGAATGAAGCACAAAGCCGAAGGGCGGCGGCTAAACCGCCCGGAAAGGAAAGTGAATGCATGAGATACAAAGACATTGCCGGTCAGAAGTTTGGTCGGCTTACTGCCGTGAAGCGTGTTGGAAAAGATAAACACGGACACGCGCTATGGGAGTGTGAATGCGAATGTGGGAACAAAACACTTGTTCCGCTAAACGCTTTGCACAGTGGAAACACAAGGTCTTGTGGTTGCCTTTTTATCGAAGTGTCCAAAAAGGGAAATCATGTTACGCATGGGCTATCGCATACAAAGACATTTCGTACTTGGGCGGGAATGAAAAGGCGATGTAACCATCCACATTGCAAAGACTTCCCCAATTATGGTGGACGCGGAATCAGAGTTTGTGCCGAATGGGTGAATGACTTTCAAGCATTTTATGACTATGTTTCTATTCTTCCGCACTTTAACGAATCTGGTTATACGATTGACAGAATAAATGTGGACGGGAACTATGAGCCTGGAAATATTAGATGGGCTTCAATAAAAGAACAAGCGAATAATAAAAGAAACTCAAAAAGAAAGGATTGATTTAATGAGTGCAAGCTATGCAAAGCTGCGCGGTAAAATCCGCGAGGTGTACGGGACGCAGGAAGCCTTCGCTGAAGCAATCGGGCTTTCTAAGGCTGGGCTTTCCATGAGACTGAATAACAAGATCAAGTGGACTGCCGATGAAATCGAAAAAACCAAGAACGCACTTGGCTTTGAAGCGGCAGAAATCGGCGAATATTTTTTTACACGAAAAGTTTAACTTTTTGAACTTAGCAGAAGGAGGTAACACCGATGTCAAGGAAAATCACACCGGAAGAACTGGTTGACGCCGAGATCGAGCGCCTGAAGAAAACGGACGCTGTGAAGCTGGCGCAGAAGGAGCAGCGGCTTTTGTATCGCAAGCGGAAATACCTTGCTGATCTGCGCTGGTTGGAAAAGCGCGGCAAGGCACTGATGGCCGAGGGCTGGACGCTGGACACGCTGGAGCTGCTGTTCAGGGACATCCCGGAGGAATAACCAGCATTCGGACAACCAATGACCGAATAGGTTAAATCATAACAGAAAGGGAGTGTTTTTGTGAAAAGTCAAAGTCAGGATGTCTATGGTGAACCGAGGGTTTTCAAGTTTCCGGGTCTGACGGCGTATGTCTACCAACCAATCCTGACGGACGAAGAAAGAGCCAGGCGCATGAAGCGCATAGAGCAAGCCGCAGCGGCGGTGCTCATCGAAGAAGAAAAGCTAAAGATAAGGAAGAAGGCACATGAAACGAACGAAAACGAGAAACCAGCGCAAACGCGGCTATAAGGACGCTTGCCTGACTGCCGTGGTTGTGCTTCTGTGGGCAACTGTGGCCGTGATGATGTTCCGGGCATGGGTTGAACATCCGGCAGAGCAGCCAGTGAGCTATGAACAGCACATTGCCCGCATTCAGGCGGTAGGCGGTGATCCAGATGGGCTGTCCTGATAATTACAGTCAATGGGAAGATCACGAAAGACAGGCCGAAGCGTGGCTTGCAAGGCGGCCTGTGTGCTATGAGTGCGGCGAACACATACAGGACGATGAATGCTGGGAGATGAACGGCGAACTTATCTGCACGGACTGTCTTGAAACAAACCACAAGAAATGTACGGAGGATTACATAGAATGAAGGTTCTTGAACTTTTCGCCGGGACGCGAAGCATCGGCAAGGCCTTTGAAGCCCACGGTCACGAAGTGTTTTCTGTCGAGTGGGACAAGCACTTTGAAAACATTGACCTGTATGCCGACATCATGACGGTCACGGCTGATGACATCATTCAGCGGTTCGGCAGACCGGATGTTATATGGGCAAGCCCGGACTGCACGACATTCAGCATTGCGGCAATCAGTCATCACCGGCGCAAGAACGCCGTGACCGGCAATCTTGATCCCGTCAGCGAATACGCGAGGTTCTGCGATGCGGTCGATCAGCATGTTTTACAGCTTATCCGTGAGCTGAAACCGAAGTTTTACTTCATCGAAAATCCCCGTGGTGGCATGAGAAAGATGACCTGGATGCAGGGACTTCCCCGTTACACAGTCACATACTGCCAGTATGGTGACACAAGAATGAAGCCTACCGACATTTGGACAAACCACCCGTTCCCGAGGTTTAAGCCCATCTGCAAAAACGGCGACCCATGCCACGAAAGAAGCCCAAGAGGGGCAACCATCAGGAAGGCAAAACAAATGGGCATCATCCTTCCCCGCGGTGGAACAAGTGCGCTGAAGAACAGCATGGAAAGGCCAAAGATTCCTGAAGCCCTGTGCCAACACATTGTAGAAATCTGCGAAGAACCTTATGACATTCTGTATTAGTGCCACGGCCAGCCCCAAATCTGCTAAATCTCAGAAGGAGTGAATGCCTTGATTGAAATGAAAATCCTGTCAAGCCACGATGAATGGCTGAACGCAAGAAAAAACTACATCGGCGGTTCTGACGCGGCGGCGGTGCTTGGCTTGAATCCGTACAAGTCCAATCTTGAACTGTGGCAGGAAAAGATCGGCATTGTGACACCGGAAGATATAAGCGAAAAGCCGTATGTGAAGTATGGTCACGCTGCTGAAAGCTATCTGCGGAATCTGTTTGCGCTGGACTTCCCTGAATACGAAGTAGGCTATGCCGAAAACAATCTCTGGCTGAATGATGCTTTTCCCTTTGCCCATGCGTCTCTTGATGGATGGCTTACGGATCAGGACGGCAGGAAGGGCGTTCTTGAAATCAAGACCACCAACATCCTTCAGAGTATGCAGAAGGAAAAGTGGGATCACAGAATCCCGGATAACTACTACATACAGGTACTTCATTATCTGATGGTCACAGAATTTGATTTTGCCGTCCTGAAAGCACAACTGAAATATGAGTTTCCGGGCGGTGACATCATGCTTCAGACAAAGCACTACAAAATTGAACGTTCGGATGTTCAGGAAGATATTGCATACCTGATGCAGAAAGAAGCTGACTTCTGGAAAAGCGTTCAGGCCAAAAAGAAGCCGGCGCTTCTGTTGCCGGAAATATAAGAAAAGGAGAAACACATGGAATTAAAGATCAACGAAGTGGCGCTTCCTGCGCCGATAACCTTCAACTATGAAGAACTGAAGTCAGAGCTGCTTCACAAAGTGTCTGTCTATGAAACTATGGTTTACACGGAAGATCAGGTGAAGGAAGCCAAGGCAGACCGTGCGGCGCTGAACCGGTTAAAGAAAGCCCTGAATGATGAACGCATTCGGCAGGAAAAAGAGTATATGCAGCCGTTCAATACCTTCAAGGCACAGATTGCCGAACTTGTCAAGATTATTGATAATTCGGTGTCTGTCGTGGACAAGCAGGTCAAGGAGTTTGACGAAAAAAAGAAGGCAGAAAAGCTGGATGCGATTCTTGAATACTTCGGCATTGCTCTTGCCGCAAAGCTTCCGTCTGTCCCGTTGAATCATCGGCTTGTGGTTGATGACAAGTGGCTGAATGCTTCTGTTTCCATGAAGTCCATTCAGGAAGCCATTGACGCAAAGCTGGATCAGGTTGCGAAAGACCTTGCTGTTATCGCTTCTCTGCCGTCCTATGCGTTTGAAGCGCGGGAGTGCTACGTTGATACCCTTGACCTTGCAAAAGCCGTCAGCGAAGCCCACAGGCTCCAAGAACAGGCTGAAAAGAAGGCGGCATGGGAAGCGGCGCAGCAGAAGCAGAAGGAAGAATCGGCAGCAGTCAAGCATTCACAGGTCATGACCAACATCAACGACCCTGATGACATTGAAAACCTTCCTTCCCGTAAGTGGATTGGTTTTCAGGCGCTTCTTTCCGCTGACGAAGCAAAGGCGCTGGGCGCTTGGCTCAGAAACAACGGCATCAGATATAAGGCTATATAAGAAAGGATGAACGACAATGGCAGTCAATAATTCACTTCAGAAGTCTCAGAAGCGGCTTGGCATCGGTTCCTATCTCACAGGCGATGCGGTCAAGCAGCGCATCAATCAGGTCATCGGCGGCAAGGACGGCCAGCGGTTCATTTCTGATGTCGTGTCTGCGGTGCAGACAAATCCGGCGCTTCAGGAATGCACAAATCAGAGTATCCTTTCCGCTGCTCTGCTGGGCGAAAGCTTGAAGCTGTCCCCTTCTCCCCAGCTTGGACAATATTACATGGTTCCCTTCAACGACAAGGAGCGCGGCAAGGTGGCGCAGTTCCAGCTTGGCTATAAGGGCTACATACAGCTTGCTATCCGTTCCGGCCAGTACAAGAAGCTGAATGTTCTTGCAATTAAGGCCGGGGAACTGGTCAAGTTCGATCCTCTGAATGAGGAAATCGAAGTCAAGCTGATCGAGGATGAAGAACAGCGTGAAGCGGCTGAAACCATCGGCTACTATGCCATGTTCGAGTATACCAACGGCTTCAGAAAGGCTATCTATTGGAGCCGGAACAGGATGCTTGCCCACGCTGACAAGTACAGTCAGGCGTTTTCAAAGGACGGCGGCACGGTCAAAACAAGGTACGGAGAAAAGAAAAAGGTTTCGTATGCGGATTACTTGGCCGGGAACTATGATCCGAAAGATGCGTGGATGTATTCTTCTTTCTGGTACAAGGACTTTGACGGCATGGCATACAAGACCATGTTGCGGCAGCTGATCAGCAAGTGGGGCATCATGTCTATCGACATGGCTTCTGCCATTGATGCTGATATGGCCGTCATCAACGAGGACGGCACGAAGGACTATGTTGACAATGACCCTGATGTCATCGTCATGGAGCAGCCTTCCGAGCCTGAACAGGCAACCAGCGAACAGAACGACATTCAGGCGGCTTTGTTCGGGGGTGAAGGTCAGTGAACAAAGTAATTCTGATTGGCCGATTGACGGCTGATCCTGACATCCGGCACACGCAGTCCGGCAAGTGCGTTGCTTCCTATCGCTTGGCGGTAGACAGAGTTTTCAAGTCTGACGGCCAGCCGGAAGCTGACTTCATCAGCTGCGTTGCATGGGGCAAAAGCGGCGAGTTCTGCCAAAGATACCTTCACAAAGGCATGAAGATTGCCCTTGAAGGCCGTATTCAGACAAGAACCTATGATGACAAGGACGGCAAAAAGGTCTATGTGACTGAAATCATTGTCGAACACCACGAATTCTGTGAAAGCAAGAAGCAGAGCGATTCCGGCAGCTATGCGGAACCGGCGCAGGGCTTCACAGAGATTGACGAAGATGACAGTGATCTGCCGTTCTGAAAGGAGAATAAAACATGAACAAGACCAAGACCAATCATCAGACCGGCTATCACAAGCCTGTTGTCAATCCCACTACCAACTATCAGAAGGACAGCCACAAAGCTTTCTGTAAGCGCTGCTTGGAGAGATACCACGAAGGCATTTGCCCTATCACGCACAGCAAGAATCCTTCCGGTCGGTGTGATCTCTGATGGGGGGTGACGAAATGAATTATACCAAGGCGCAAAAGGAAGTTTTTGATGCACTGTGCAGCGGTAAACGCGCATGTCGGTTTGATATTGACGGGAATAACATTTTTGTTTCACCGGATGGATTCAGAGCGTACATATTCCCCAAAAATATTATCTGCTTCGGCCTTGAAAAAATCGCTGAATTGGAGCAGTTTCCGGTCAAAGAGCTTATTCAAGATCAGTACCAATTAACGCTTACGCCGGATTTGAGAATCATTGACGCACACCGAACAGCAAGACGGCTAAAGGGTGATGGGAAAAATGTTCTTGTCAATGTGAAATTTCTTTCCTGCTTCCAAAATCCGAGGTTCTACCAAGCAGAAAACCCAGTTTCCGGAATCGTAGTTACAGAGCCGGTTTACCGTGGGCGTGGGGAAATAGAGGAAATCCCGGTTGGGTATTTGCTTCCGATTCGTGCCAACGAAGTTCAGGGGGACTATTACTCCTACGCAGATTCGTTAAAGGAGGAAGATTCTAATGCCCGTGAACAGCAAACAGAAGGGCGCACGATTTGAACGGCTGCTTGCTTCAAAGTTCCGCGAATACGGTTATGATGCCAGACGCACAGCGCAATACTGCGGCAACACTGGTGATGCTTCCGATGTTGTAGGCCTTAATGGCCTACACATCGAAGCAAAACACCAGGAGACTATGCGCCTTTATGACTGGATGGCACAGGCAAAGCGGGACGCTGAAGCTGGCGGCGAAGGTAGACTTCCGGCTGTGTTCCACAAGAAAAACAATGCGCCGATCCTTGTAACAATGGAACTTGACGATTTCATGAATCTTTACAGGGAATGGGAAGCTGGCTTTGATCTATACGCAAGAAAGGACGGTGAACCGAATGACACAATGCGAAAGAATCATCAGGCACCTTGAAGATTACGGCAGTATCACCAGCGCAACCGCGATGGAGGAATACGGCATCATGCGGCTTGCGTCCAGGATCAGCGACCTGAAAAAGCAGGGTGTTTCCATCAAGACAGAGATTGTCAGCGGCAAGAACCGCTACGGTGAGCGGACAAGCTACGCCCGGTATTCTTTGGGGGGCGGCAAGTGTGGCTGATGTAAAGTGGATTAAGATCACAACGGATATGTTCGACAACCGCAAAATCAAGCACCTGCGGCGGCTCCCGGACGGAAACAACATCGTCCTGATTTGGGTGATGCTGCTGACAATGGCCGGGCGGTGCAATTCCAATGGGCTGATCTTTCTGACAGAAAATATCCCCTACACGCCGAAAATGCTTGCTGATGAACTGGACTTTGAAGAAAACACCGTCCGGCTTGCGCTGGAAGCACTTGAACAGCTTGGAATGGTGGTGACAGACAACGGTTTCTTTTCCATCGCCGGTTGGGAAGAACATCAGAACATTGAAGGCATGGATAAAATCAGGGAAAGCAAGCGCCTTGCGCAAGCCAGATGGAGGGCAAAACAAAAGGCACTTCAATCTACCGTAGATTCTACGAGATGTCTTGTAGACGATGCAGAAGAAGATATAGAAGAAGAAAGAGAAGAAGAAATAGAAAGAGATAAGATAGATTATAAGGGAATCGTAGCCTCCTTCAATTCCGTCTGTGTCTCCTTCCCTTCTGTAAGGGCTTTATCTGATGCACGGAAGAAAGCAATAAAAGCCCGGCTGAACAACTATTCTGTTGAGGACTTCAAAACGCTGTTTGAAAAGGCCGAAGCATCGTCTTTCCTAAAGGGGAAAAACAGCAGTAATTGGTCAGCAACATTCGATTGGCTCATTAAGGATTCCAATATGGCAAAAGTCCTTGATGGCAACTACGATGACAGAGCCGGAAGCCCAGACCCAAACCATCAACCCTATCACAAGCAGTCCAAAGCTGAAGAACTGGATGACTTCTACAAGATGGCTGCGGAATGGAGTGAATCATGAAATACCCCTGTAAAGACTGCGCAGAAAGAGCCGCTGGGTGTCACGACACTTGCAAGAAATACATAGACGCAAAGACGGTCATTGAAAGCGAGAATAGCACGATCAAAAGGGCGAAGATGGAACGGCGGGCTTTCGATGATTACAAAGTGGGGATCGTGACATCAACAAAGAAAAAAACAAGGGGGTGCAAGTAATGGAAAAACGGGAATTTGGATTGTTCGCGTCTGCAATCCGCACTTACTACCCGCGAGAACAGATCCTTCCGAATAAGGAAGCTATGGAACTGTGGTTCCGTGAGCTGCAAGACATTCCCTTCCCTGTCGCCGAAGCTGTCCTTCGGAAATGGGTGTCAACAAATAAGTGGTCACCGTCTATTGCGGACATTCGGGAGCTGTCTGCCAATGTCCAAAACGGTGACATCCCGGATTGGGGCGAAGGGTGGGAAGAAGTTCTGAGGGCAATTAAAAGGCACGGAATGTACAATGTGCAGGGCGCTATGGACAGTTTCTCACCGCTGACCAGGAAAACCGTCGAACGGCTTGGATTCAGAAATATTTGCATTTCTGAAAACCCGATGGCTGAACGGGCTAATTTCCGGCAGTGCTATGAAATCCTTGCCAAGCGAGAGCAGGCGCGGCAGCAGGTAGCGCTTCCCTTGCAGGACACGATTAAGCAGCTACAAAGCGGATTCATGATGATCGAAGAAGGAGAAAAAAATGACCAAGGAAAAACTTAATGAGATTTTGGCGGCACACATGAAGTGGCTGAATGACGAACTTGGTGGCGGCTGTGCCGACCTGCGCTGTGCCGACCTGAGCGGTGCCGACCTGAGCGGTGCCGACCTGAGCGATGCCAACCTGAGCGGTGCCAACCTGCGCGGTGCCGACCTGAGCGGTGCCGACCTGCGCGATGCCGACCTGCGCGGTGCCAACCTGCGCTGTGCCGACCTGAGCGATGCCAACCTGAGCGGTGCCGACCT